AAACGCCAAGTGTGCGTCGCTGTCGCCTTGGAAGCGCTGCACGCGCCAGTTGCGCATATGGCCCTGCTGGAACCAGACGAGGCGCTTCGTGTAGTTGCCGACGGTGCCGGCCTGAACGACGCGATCTTGTGACCAGTTGAGCCCGTCGACGCTGTAGCTGGTCGAGATCGGCGGGTTCTTGCCGAGGGCGACGCGGCCGGTGAGCGAGACCAGCTCAAGTGCGTTAAAGAGCGCGCCGCGCGAGTCGTTATAGACAATGCGGGTCGCGAACTCCCAGCGCACCTTCGAGCCCCAGTGCGCGCTCGCCGCCTGGTCGAGATAGCCCACTGCCGTTGACTGCGGATCAGCCGTCAGCCAGCGGTCGTACGCCCAGACGAAGCTGCGAGCCCGGTACTGGGCGTAGCCCTCGATGGCCGAGGCGAGACAGAACCAGACGGGCACGCCCGCCGCCTGCGATGCTGCCGCGTCGTAAACGAGCGTGCGGTCGGGGAGATGGATGTAGAGATGCTGGTGGCTGCGGTCGTTGCGCGCCTCGAGCTTGACGCCCGCAAGCTGCGTCTCGGTGTAGTCGAGCAGCAGGTCGTCGATCTCCTGCGTCGAGATCTTGGTAGCGCCCGCGTTGACGCCGAGATAGACGCCTGGCGCTTCATTCCGCCCGCTGCCGAGAAACGCGATCGTCTCGACATAGACGCAGCAGGCGTGCGTCCCGACGACGCCCTTTTGGATCTGCGCGCCTTCGATACGCTGGAACGGGAAGAATTCCGAGCCGACGTTCTCGAACACCTCGATCGTGTTGCGGTTGAGCGCGTAGATTTCGTTCCGCAGCTTCAGAAGCGCCACCACCGGATCAGGGTCGATCTCGGAACTGCCATACTTCAGCGGGTTGACGGCGGTGGGATCGGTCAGCTCGGTGACGACCAGGCTGGTGCCGTCTGTCGTCATGAAATAGCCGTCGATCCACGCGACATCAAGCACGACGCCGAGGTCGGGGTCGGTGACCTGCGTCAGCGTCGAACCGTCCCAGTAGAAGAGGTTATTGTCGCTCGCGATGGCGAGACGGTCGAAAGAGTAATCGAACGTCACGAGGTTCGTGCCGCCCACGTCGCCGAGCACCGTCACCGTGCCATTCGATGCGATCGAGCAGAGCTTCGTCCCCATCACGCGGTAGCAGCCGCCCTGCCAGTTGATCGCGCCTCGGTCGATGCCAGGGCCGGTGCCGTTCTGCACAATGCCATCCGCGGGACGCAGAAAGCCCTCAGAGATGCCCGAGTCCACCGGCACCGGAACCATGTTGACCGGATACGACGTGCGTATAGCCGGCGACGTGTCCGTGTAGATGCCGGAGGCGATGGGAATCTGCATTACTTCTTCTTCGTCTTAGCCGCAGCCTTGAACGCCGCAGCGGTTGGCGCGCCCTTCGTGCCGGGTTTGCGCATCTTCTCGCCGCTACCTTTTTCGATCCGCTCGCGCTTGCGGCGGATGTTCTCGTAAAGGCCTGATTTATTAGGCATTTAACCAATACCCCCTAGGCAGTCGGTTTGCTATTTGCACTTCCTTCGTCGCCCATCTGACGTTGCCGGGCTCGTAATGCCCGAGCGGGTTAATTCGGTCTAGTGTACACCCTTCAGGCCTTGGTCCGAGCAAATCAAAAAACTGCTTAAACGATTCAAAGCGAAACTCAACGTGCTCATAAGCCGCATGATGTCTCGCACCTTGGGTGCATCTTCTTTTGGCCCGAGTGTAACTTTTTTTTGCGCCGATCTTTGCAGGATCGTTTTTGTCTCCAGTCCCTTTGCTGGGGTGGTCCTTGTGTTCAAACCTAGTTTGATTCCTGCAAGGCTTACAAAAAAGCGTTTTGCCAAGCCGCTGAGCTTTTCTTACAACGTCTCCCCTAGCCAGCCTCGTGACCTTGCATCTTGGGCACGTCGTTTCGACTTTGTGATTGAAATTCGGCATTACAGACTCCCAAAGAAAGGAGAACTGTAGCACCAATTGGAATGATGCTCCACTTAACGTGGTCGCTCCACCACGCCGCGCTCATCTTGCCCTTCGCAATATTAGACGCGTGCCTTGCCTTGAACGACGCCCGTCTCGCCTTGTCCGCCGCGCTCTCGCCCTCACGCTTCGGCGAGCCGCTCACGCCCTGCTGGCCGAAACGGATGGTCTTGATCTGATCGCCCGACTTGGCCACAACGACGTGACTTTTCGTCGGATGGTTGGGCGTGCGTTTCGGCTTGTTGTAGCCCTCGACGCCCGCTCGCGCCAGGCGGGAGTCCTTCTTCACACGCCGCCCTCGCCCGTCGCGATGTTGAGCGTCGTGCCCGATGCGCTGATGTGCGCCACCGTCACGTCGCCGCTGCGCTTGCGGACGATGATCTCGCTGCCAGAGCGCACGGGAATATCCGCCGTCGTGGCGGTCTGCGTGCCCTCGCCGATGCGAACGTAGCAGATGTTCGCGCCGCTGTTCACGAGCCGAACCGCGCGGTCTTGGCTGTTGACGGTGACGCTCGCGCTCGTCGCAGCAGGCGTTACGACCTGGTTGCTTTTGTCGCGTTGGGTGAACTGGATGTTGTACATGTCAGACTCCAGAGAGATGAGGAAAGTTTAGCATGAGTGCTCGCGAGGGCGGGAGCGGGGTGCTCTACTTGGCGACCCACCCCGTATTCCCGGCCCCGGATTCTTTCACATATAGCGTGGTTGATGCCCCGCCAGCAAAATTCAAATACAAGCTACCAGGAGGCGCGCTTACAACCGAATTGGGCGAGCCAGATCCAGTCACAAGAAGCAAAGTGTTGTTGATGTTTATTTGCTTTCCAAAAGAGTTGAGCGTGATTGAATTTGAGTTAAAAACATCGCCAGGATCGTTCCCCGCTAGCACGCTTCTGTTTGCGAATGCGTTCCACCGACTGCCTGTCGCGCCATTCAAGAACATTGCGGCAGAAGTCGTGGTTCTAGCGACATTGCCAACAACATCAAAAATATTTGACGCGCCCGATTGGATGTTTATAAAAGAAAACGGCTGGTTTGCTGACGTATTGCTGAATCTGTTGTTTAGAATCTTGAAGTCTGAAGTTCCTGCGCCGATCTCGACGACGTTATATGTGTTTGTTGTTAAAACGCACACGTCGTTGAAATCGCAATCTTCTACGCGAGTCCCTGTTGCGCCATTGGGTATGGTCACGCCAGAACCGCCGATATTTATAAACTGAGTATTGGAGACGGTGAAGTTTGCAGCATACGGTCCCAGCTCAACGCCGATCTGCGCGCTACCGAGATACCCGTTGACGTATCTAAAGTCTAAGCACGATTCAATTTTCAAGACAGGCTGGCCAATTGTAGCGCTATGTTGCACAGATGAAGTTGCCCAAGATTCGCCATACATGTTCGTGGCATGAATCCACCGGGGAAATGCGCCGCGCTCTGATGGTGAACTAGTGCGGCACCAAACAAGCGGCCCGCCAACCGTGTCGGCGCCGCTATTTGTAATAGCCACGGTGTCGATTGCGCCTTCAAAGTCAAAAAATGCCGTAATGACCTTGACGTGCGTTCCAATAACGGCGTCTATAAAAGTAGATGCGCAAGTTCCAAGATCTCCATTAGCATACAGACGAACAACGGAGGTCCAAAAAATGCCGCCAGGTACTTGTATTCTGCTAAGTTGCCAGCCGCCGGCTAAATGCGTTTCTTCTGCAAACACCATCCCGTTGTTCACGCTGACGGCGTTGCCATTTACTCTGATATCTTCAATAACCCCGGTTTGACCGCCGGCGATAACACGAAAAACAGCGCTTCCAGAACGGCTTACTGAAGTGTTGATTTGCACTTCAAACATTTTGATTTTTGTAAGCTGGTTGCTGATGCGAACAACATCCGCAGTGTGATCGACTAAAAGAACGCTTCCATAGCCAACGCCCTCCAAAGTAACCCCGACCCCAGTCACAAACAGAATCGACGTTATGCGATACGTTCCCTTCGGGAAGCTGACTATTCCGCCAGACAAAGAGGCGATGTAAGTGATCGCCGCCTGAATGGCCGCCGTATCATCCGCCACCCCATCCCCCACCGCCCCAAAGTCCTTCACGCTCACAACATCGCGCAGCTTCGCCTGCACGGTGCGAGAGACGGCGCCGGTGCCGGCGGGCGTGTACGTGATCTCGTCCGAGTTGTCGGGCAGATCCATCGTTTGCTCG